TAAAGTTATTCATATCATCGCAGGCATAGCCAATATACTACGTTGTCAAGAGGTTGTCAAGATTAAAATGAAGAGTTATAAAAAATATACCAAAGAGAATTTAGCTGGCGCTGGCACTTCAGGAGACGGTGGAATGTCTGCACCTTTCTCTGCTATGGGTCAAGAGATAGATTCCAGAAGAAAACAGAAGCCTATTCCTCTTGGTAAAACAATGGGCTCTTATGTTGATGAAGAGATGACTGCCGGCAGCGGAGCTGTAGCAGGACTAGGAGTTGGGCCGCAAGGTGAACCGGGTCGTCCGGCTGAATTGATGCCAATGGTAAAACGCGGTAAGCCTTTCTTAGGCGTTGAGACATATATTGTACCATCTAGAGTATTCAATCAAATCAGAGAAGCTAAGAAAAAAGGTAAACACTGGCGCAAGTACCTTGACGAAGATGATACATTCCAACATATTCGTGCAGAAGCTAAGAAGAATAGAAAAGGCGCTATCATAATAGAAGATGAAAATACAGGAGCATTATGTTTTGCTCGGTATGGAAAGGAAGTATAATGACAAATTGGCCATTACAACGCGAGTGTGATTCTTTCTATGGTAATCCACGCGGTAAGAATGTAACACAACCTTCAGCGAAATGGGAATCAGAATATCTCGTATTCTTCAAGCCACCATTTCGTATCACGTATGCAGGTAAGCCTGTATCTCAATTCAAAGTCAATAAGAAATGTTTAGTTGGCTTTCAAGAAGCATTCAATAATCTTTACAAAGCCGCGGGCGGTAATCAGAAGACACTAGATCACTGGGGAGTATCAATCTTCGGCGGTGTATATAACTATCGCTTGATGCGCGGTGGTAGCAGTCTATCAATGCACTCATGGGGCTGTGCTATTGATCTTGATCCAGCTAACAATGGATTAAGCGACAATACTCCTCGCTTCGCACAGTTCCCAGAAGTTCTAGATGCGTGGAAGCAAACTGGTGCTGTATGGGGCGGCGACTGGAATGGAAACAACAATACACTAGACGAGCGCCGTTGTGACGGTATGCACTGGCAGTTTGCGAGACTGTCGTGAAAGAAGAAAACTGGTTAAAACAATATTGGAGACCAGCCATTGCATGGCAATACTTTGCTGTGTGTATTTGTGACTTTATTATTTTTCCTTTGATTGCGTTTCAATATGGTATTACATGGAATCCACTCACACTAAAAGAGGGCGGCTTCTATCACATGGCTATGGCCGCCATCGTAGGCGTGTCCGCGTGGACGCGCGGGAAAGAAAAGATTGAGAAGATGATATTAGAAAATAGCTCTTCTACAACTGAAGAAGGAAAATAAACATGTTAGCACTATTGATGCCATTCTTGGGTATTATCGGTGGTCTTCTGCCATCTATCGTGAAAATTTTTGAACTGAAACAGGAACGTAGCTATGAGATTGAGCTTACTAAGATTAGACTTGATGCAGCCGAACGTGCAGCTTCGCTACAATACAACATTGAGATGGTTAAGGCGGATGGTGTCGAACGACAATCTATTCTTGATCATGATAAGTCTCTTGATGGCGGAAAGCTTATCAATGCACTACGCGCTTCTGTTCGCCCAGTAATCACATACATATTCTTCTTTGTGTTCTTAGCAGTGAAGATTTCAGCAGCATATGTGATGATCAATACTGGACAATCTATTCCTCAGATGTTGCAAGCTGTATGGGATGCAGATACTATGGCCCTATTCTCAACTATCATTGCCTTCTGGTTTGGTAGTCGTGTAATGGAAAAGCAGATGGCAGCATCAGCACCAAAAGAAGTTGTTAGACCACAAATTGCTATTACAGCAAAATCTGTTGTCAATGCAGCACCAGCCAAACCCGAACCAACAAAAAGACCTGTAGGAACAGGCAGAGATAAATAAAAAAAAATAATAGGAGTGAATTGAAGTGTCTGTGTCAGAACAAGAAATTAAAGTTGATATTGAGCTTTTGAAAAAAGATGTAGTTACAATGTCGGCTTTGTTAGAAAAGTTTGACACGACTATTGACAAGATGCAAGAGATTGCATCTAGCCTTTCTAGAATGGTATCTTTGCAAGAGCAGAGACTTGAGAACCAAGAAAAAACAACAGCGGAAATGCAGAGTGTTCTAGAGATGAGAAGAATAGAAACCAACAATAACATCAAAGATATCTACAATCGAATCAATACCGTCAACAAAGAACTGACAGATAAGATAGAAGATTCCGAGAAGTCTATTTTGGCCGAGCTACAAAAACTGAGACAGGAAATTCAAAAGGAAGATACTGGCATCAGTAAGCGCCTTGGTCAGATTGAAATGTGGAAATATGGTATTGCTGCGATTGTCACATTCCTTCTATTCTTGATAGCCAACAACGCAATCAACATAACCAAGCTATTTGATTAACCTTTGACTTTCTAACACAATCTGATATAATGCCACCTAAGTAAAACTAGGTAACTAGGTGGCATTATGTCCTTATATATCGATAAGAAATTCGTATCTCTCGTTTCCACAAAGCTAGAACGTTTCAAGCAGAAGTCGGAGTTCCTTTGGAATTTCCGATGCCCTATCTGCGGAGATTCCCACAAGAACAAACTGAAGACGCGCGGATATTTTTACCGCCGCAAGTCTGATCTGTTTTTCCAGTGTCATAACTGTGGCACTTCGCTGTCTATCGGAAATTTTCTTAAGACTGTTGATAGATCGCTGTTCCGTGAGTATCAGCTAGAGCGTTACAAAGAAGAGAGTAATGGTAATATAGCAAAGCCAGACTTTTCGATGGCAAAGACGAAGCCTGTATTCAATATCGTACAGAAGATAAATCTACCTACTATCGATTCTTTACCAGAAGATCATGCAGCGAAGCAGTATCTTTTGTCGCGCAAGATTCCACGTGACCGGCTGAATGATATATACTATGCATCAAACTTCAAAGCGTTTGTTCTGGAGATGTTGCCTGATTATGAAAAGACTTTATTTGAAGAACAGCGTATCATATTCCCGTTCTATGATCAAGAAAAAAAGCTTCTTGGTTTTCAAGGTCGTGCTATCGGTGAATCCAAAGTCAAGTATATCACAATCAAGATGGATGATGACTTCAAAAAAATCTACGGACTTGATCGCGTAGATTTAACGAAGCGTGTCTATGTTGTAGAAGGTCCAATTGATAGTCTATTCTTGCAGAATTCACTTGCAACTATGGACGCTTCACTATATAATATTACTCTTTTGCTTGGCAACTATGATTATGTCTTCATCCATGACAATGAGCCAAGAAACCATGATATTGTTAAGCAAATGATGAAGACAATTAGTTACGGTAAAAATATTTTTATTTGGCCTCAAAACATAGTAGCAAAAGACGTAAACGACTGGATCCTGACAGGAACGACTGGTTCAGAGATCCAGAGTATTATAGATAATAATACGTTCAATGATTTGAGAGCAAAGCTGGAGTTTGAAAGATGGCGAAAGGTGTGAGACAATTTCGAAAGAGACCTGTGACTATAGAAGCAATGCAGTTGACCGATGCCACTTCTGTATTAGACATTGAAGAGTGGATAAACAGCAAGACTGTAGGCTTTCAGACTAATCCACCAACACTGTGGATCGATACGCTAGAAGGACGCATGACAGCAAATGCTGGTGACTGGATCATCAAGGGTGTGAATGGTGAGTTCTATCCTTGCAAGAATGAAATCTTTATCAAGACATATCAGGAAGTATAATATGAATATTGTGAAGTTGATCGGTGTTACAAAGCCGAGTATTACCGTTGAAGATGATTTGCCTATGTCGGCTGAAGGTCTAATTGCCTACTGTGCCCGCGTGTCCAATCCTGCTAATCAGGACAACCCAGACAGTGAACGACTTCTCAAGTATCTTGTGAAGAACAAGCACTGGTCGCCATTTGAAATGGTGCATGTGATCATGGAGATCCAGACTACACGCGATATTGGCCGTCAGATCCTTCGTCATCGCTCATTCTCATTTCAGGAGTTCTCACAGCGTTATGCTGCTGTTGCTGAAATGTCTGAACCACGCGAAGCGCGATTGCAGGATCAGAAGAACCGTCAGAACAGTATTGAGACTGATAATGAACTTCTTGAAATAGAATGGCACAATCGTCAGAAAGCCGCATCTGAGTGGGCGGTAAGAGAATATAACTGGGCAATCAAGAATGGCATCGCTAAAGAACAAGCCCGTGTAGTTCTTCCTGAAGGACTTACAATGAGCCGCATGTATATGTCGGGATCGCTTCGTAGTTGGATCCACTATTGCGAACTACGCATGGGTAACGGTACCCAGAAAGAACACCGTGAAATCGCTACACAATGTTGGAACATCATCACTGAACAGTTCCCTTCACTTAAGTCCGTACTAGACAACAATCAATAAAAATATTTTAGGAGTTACTATATGTCAGGCAGTAATATGTTACCGTCACTCTATCAGGAGTTCATTCACAAGTCTCGCTATGCGCGATGGTTGTACGATGAAAATCGTAGAGAGAACTGGGATGAAACTATCGCAAGGTTCTTCAACTTCTTTGATGAACATATCAAGACTGTTACTGGTTATACCGTAACACCAGAAGGGAAGACCACACGTCTGAACTCCATTCACGTTTCGGAATCTCGTATGCCGTCTCTT